CCCCATAACGGCGCCCTGGGGGTTTTCGTGCGGCACCCCAGCCATTGACCCTTGCGGATTTGTGCCAGCTCCCTGGGCATTCAGGATCTGATTCCCGAGATCCATCATCTCCTTGATCATTACCTCATCCTCGATGCCGAACATTGCCGCCATTTTCTTAACCAGCGCGGGCTTAGTGAGGATTGCAGGCATCGGGATTACCACCTGTGACAGAAACGCAATCCATTGCGCTCGCTCGATTTGTGGCAATCTAGGCTGTGTAGCGCCCACGTTCACCGAATACGCATACTCGCCATCAATATCATCGTAGGCATCTGTTTTTACCTCCTCCCAGATATCTCCCTCAGGTCCAGTGATTTTTACAGCCTCATCTTGTTGGATATGTTGCTGAACTAGCCGATCTAACTTTTTAGCTATATCGACAAGCCAGTCAACGATTATTGATATTCTGTCCCCCTCTTTAACATCGAGGCGGTTTTCAAGGATTCCCGCTTCTGTCGCAGAATCAGATGCGGCAACTCCCCTCGCGGCATCAGTTGCTCCAAGAAGCTCCACCATATCGGTTTTTAACAGCGCCAATTCGGTATAGGTCTGCTGATCTAATGGCGCGTCATGAATTGGGGTGATCGCGGTGTCACCTGACATTTTCCGAATAATTGTTCCGTCTTCACCGATTTCCAGCTTCGACAGTTCGAGATCTGCATCTTCCAGGATATTAACGTTTGCCTCGTATTTCCGATTAAACCGCTTCCGGTGCGTCAAAACTTTTGATCGAAGATCGTTGTATTCTCGTTGCGGATCGATGCCTTGTGATATCGGCGGGATTGGATATGGGGAGTTATCCCGTAACGTAAATCGTAAAACGGAATATGGATGTTTCTCAATTCCGGCGGGGACATTTTGAGCCTTTACCACTGGCTTATCGGCATCTTTTGAGAATATAAAAAACTGATTCTTTGTTATGTCATAAACTTCCCACAACTCGATGATATTGTCATCTACGTCAGACTCAATGCTTTTCCGCCGGTTGGTTTCTTTTGATTCGATAGATCTTAATGCCGATTTATCAAAACGAAGATCCTTTTTTGCCTTGTAAAGTGTCATGCGCAATCGTTCGGCGCACCAATCCCACTCCTCATCTAGCGGGCCACTATCACAACCGAAAATGAAATTATCTGGATGAACGCGAGTAAGAGCGTATCGCCCATCAACCGGGATCACGTCCGGATGAACTAATGGCTCGCCATCTTCACCAATAACCGGTTTTCCAAGTTCATCTACTATTGGCTCCCCTGCCAAATCATTCTCTTTGATGTTCGCTATATAATGAGTCTTCATCACGCCGTAAGCAAAATGCGCATCAAGAATGCCTAGCCTTGCCTTATCTTTTAGCTTCAACCCTTTTTTCAAATGATTTAAATATGCTTGCCTAACTTTCCCTTTTAAATCCCATTCAGCCGCCATTTCTGGCTGCAAATTATATGTTTTTGAAAGGCTAACATAAAAATATGGATCAATTGAGTACAGCGCTGGGAGCTGGGACATTACGTGAGAATAAACCATATTAATGGTAATCCACTCATCCGGTCGCGCCCAATCTGGCTTTTGCTTACCCTCGAAATATGACCGAGCTAGCAAAACTTTAAATTCAGTTGCCCATTGTTCTCTTTCCTTTTCGGCTTTGCTGATTTTTTCATCCCACTGCTTAACGAATTTATCATACGCCATTATTTGATCCGCCTATATGCGTCTTCCATAGTGCATCCATTCCGCTTTGCGTAATTTCTTGCCCTGATCATGCGCTCTCGTTCTTTTGTAAACGTCCCCTGAGGCGTAAACTGTTTCCGCTTTACAACAATAGGCTTAAACATAAATCCATACCTCACACAATCGTAAATGTGGTCCTCTTGTTTTGTGTCTACATCCTCTGGGTTTTTTGCATCTTCACGGAGCAGCGGAATTGTTCTCCAAAAATGCTTGCATGACTCTGTTGCGTAAAATCTGGGCCGCTCCGAAATTATTTCGCCTGTCCTTTCGTCCACAATTTCCTCAACCTCAAATCGCTTATGCACCTGCGTTTTTCCCTGCTTGCGATCGTTGTCAGCTTTCAAAAAATGCAGCCCGCTTGCCGTCAGATCTTCCCAAATTGAGTTTCCTTTTATCCCGTATTTTTGCTTTTCTGGAGTCCCGCTCCAGATCGCCGGGTCTGCTAAGCGGATATTAATTTTTTCACGCTCTCTTTCGTGTATCCCGTTCGCTATTTCTGTTGTCCCCAACTTTAGCCCAGTGTCGTCTTTTCCCTCTTCGCACCCGTACCACTCCCTATAAAGATATATCACTCCGTCCGGGTCAATTGCGAACCATAGACAACAGAACGGCTTCGCGTACCCCCAGTCAAACGTACACCACTTAAACCATTCTGGAGGGGGATCGAAATCTGCAATCCTGTGTACCCTAGCAGACAATTCCGTAAATACTTGCCCTTCAAACGCATCCCATATCCCTTCAATTAATCTTTTTTGTTCAATTTCAGGCAACGCTTTTAGCCTCGCCAAATATCCCGGATCATTTTCCATTAACGCCGGATTATCTGTTAATTTCCCAGGTATAAACACCCTAGACAGGCCGGTATCTGGGTCAATATATGTATCCCCATGAGGAGCTACATCAACAAATCTCTCTTTGACCCATGTATGTCCTATCCCCCCGGGGTTAGTACTTGATCTCATTTCCGCGTCTAGTCCTGGTATGGAGCTTCTGCACCGGCTGAACAGATATAAATATTGCTCTTTGCTAAAATGCGTTAACTCATCAAATCCAATAAACTGATATTGCTTGCCTTGGTAGTTATACTTGTCATTTTCATGCTGCATATGCCCGAGTTGAATTTTTGCCCCGCTAGGGAAATACCATCTATGTTCTGTTGATCGATAAATCCCCCCAATTGCCGGGTATTGCTGATGAGATCGATCAATAATTTCCTGCAATTGTGGGAAAGTTCGGCGCATTAAAATTGCGCTGTATGCTGGATGATTTATTTGCCTTGTCGCAAGCGCAACCAAGCAATCCGTTTTTCCAGGTCCAGCGGCCCCACCATAAAGAGCCTCGAATTCTCCCCGAGAACAAAAATCCTCCTGCGCTCCTGGAAATGGCACCCACATTAATGAGCCTCATGGCGATGTTCCGAAACCAAATGAACCACCTTTGCAGGGTCAGGTCGCTTTTCCGGCAAATAGATAGCGGGACCCATTGTTTGAACATCCGCGTCATCTTGATCGCTTCCACGAGATAAAAGATCGTAAAAAATCTTGATTGCCGAAAGTCGATCTTTATCAGCAGATCCATTGTCATGGATAATGTCAAGCAAGATCATGTCTATTGATTTGCCTGTTTTTGCCTCGTAATCCTCAGCATTTTTCAGCATTTTTAAAATCACAAGCTCTTGTAGCCTGATCATTTTTCTGCCTGACCCTGCCCTTGCCCCGCCTCTTGGATCTTTTGCCATAAATCACCCAATCAATTGATTGACCAACACGTCTCGAGAATCGCGCAAATCTTTTAATTCACGCTCAATTCTCTCCCTATCAATAACCTCTTTTTCAGTCTCTTTCATTCCGAAAAACGTTTTTTTCTGCTCTAATATAATTTTCTTGTATTCCGGCACGCCAAAAGTGAGGACGTCCCCGCCCCTGAAACGTATTTCAAATTGATTATTTTCATCTATATTTGTAATGTACAGCACTTGATCGCCGTCCAGGAAAACGCCTTTAATTTTGCTAATTTTTTTCATGGTTTCATATCCGCACTAACATTAGTCCCGCCCGCTCCGGTTATATTTAGCCGAATCGTCTCATCCGCTTTTAGCAAAAAGTTTTTTTGTCCAACCGTTGTAAATGTGCAAGACGTATTAACCCATGAGTTGTCAGGAGCCTTAAATTGGAGAGTTATTGTTGCGTCCCCAATTGTTCCCCACACACGAATATTAACGCCTTCCACGTCACGGCTTGGGAACTCATGCTTAAATTCAGCCCCCGGGCCATTATTTGTTGCATTTTCTAAAAGTGGAATTCTCATGGGTCGGTATCCGTTCGGCAAATATCTCTTGTTTGTTCACGTAGCGCCCCATCGCCCCTTAATATTCTGTTCGTTGCTGGCGCAACTGGCACGCCACTTTCAGATGCGGCAAAATCCAAATTCATAATCCACATCAACATAATTACACCTTCGACTTAAACCCGATCATTGAGCAGTACATGGTTGTTACTGCGGTACCTGGATCGAAGTTCCACGCCGTTGCGGCTGTCCCGCCGAGAGGCACAGGAGGGTTGAACACTGCCCCACCATTTGCCGGGACTGGTATCGTCAATTTGGCTGTCGTGCCGTCCTTAATCTCGCAGAATGTATTTGTTGATGATGTGTTTGTCAGAACAATAGATGTTAAATATGTCTTAATCCCGGCAGATTGAGCGGCTATACACTGAGTTGACGATCCGTCAGTATTAGACGCATTGCCAGTAACAATGTCTTCTAGGTTGCAGTGTGGGCGTGTAATCAATACCCCATCAACGCCGGCATAAAGGTCTGTGCGATCGCCATCTACTACCAGAGTGATCCCGCTTAGCGATGTCTCCGCTTTAGCGCCGATCTTATGCGGATTGCCAGAATCAGCGCTATCATGAGCTACACCGCTCCCAGTAAGCGTCGTCACCGTGCTGCATGTCGTAACTGTTGCGAGCGTTTGCGCTGACGCGATCTCTACCGCGCCAATAGTGACCCCTGTGTTTGCAGCCAATTTACCGATTGCGTTAGTCCCGGCTGGGAGCTGGGCGTCAATTGTTGCGCTTGTCCACAACCTCCCACCCGACATCTGGAGCATTTCGTAATCGCCGTCAGTACCAGACGTATTCGCAGGGGTTGCTTTGCGGACAGCCATCGCAGGCACACCAACGTCAGCGTCAGCGCTTGCTGCATCTTCTGCTTTTGCGATTGTTGTCGCGCCAGCCGCAACGCTAACCGGAACAGTAGCTCCAGAGGCGTCAACCGTAACAGCTCCAGACGGGTTAACTTTTACGTTGACAAACGCCCCCCCGCCAGCGGTCGAGTAACCGGTTATTACCGACCGAACTAATGTCGCATAGTCTGACGTTTTTAGGGTTTCTGATAATTTCCCCAATTCTCCCGTCGTTCCAGCAACCCAGCAGTTGGTTAAAATCGAAAGCGCGTTACCAGAGTTTCCGCTGTTCACGTCGCACGTAATTGGTAAGTTTGCCGTATTAATGCTCGGCAATGCCGCGTTATTCGGCTGCCTAATAATGTGGCATTCCACCCATCTACCATCGGGAGATAACACATCTAAATGAATCGGCGCACTACCAATCCAGCCGAAACGAATTCTCCAAACGTTCAGTTTTGTTAAATCAATTGCCTCAGCAACCCCTGCCCTTGTAAAGGCAGAACCGGCTGCACCTGTTAATGTATCAACGTTAAAACTTGCGATTGCTGTTTGTGAATCACTCCCGCCTTTTCTAACAGAAAACCCAAATGTATTTGCTTCACGCCCGATGAAGAATCCATTATTTGCGTCATACAACCCGATTCGATGATAACTGGTCCCCGCGCCCGTTCCGGTGAATGCAGCGGTGAATAACGCGTATACTTCTGTCCCTCCTGTGTATGACGTAGTTTCAGTCGTTACCCCTTTCGCTTGGCTGCTTGCGGTCGTCGTAGCGGCAAATGTTGCCATTCCGTTGCTAGCGGTCGCGGTCCCGCCGTTTGCGTTTGTTTCCGTGACGAGATCGCCAACGCTCCCGTCTGAATTAAACCACTGAATGTCGATCTGGTTATGCACCGACCCCGTTATCAAATGCCCAAACGTGTCGATTGTTCCTGGCCCGAATTCACGAACCCTTAGCGCTCCGCTTGAATCAGTTGACAGCGGTATGTAATCTCCATGAGTCCCGGCTAACGCTGTTGCGGCGTCATTACGAACCGCAAGCGGCATTATTCCAACGTGCCCGCTGCTGTGCGCCGCATCTTCCGTTTTAATCGCTCCGGCAATTGTTGCTAGGTTCCCACCGCTTTCAAGCGCTAGCGCGGACGTGTTTAGATCAGTTCCTGCGTTTGCCGTTACCGTACCGTCAACAGTCAGCGAACCGCCCGCGTCGTTAACCGGCATCGGATTGGCCGTGGAAACCGGCGACCCGGCAGCATCCAAAGCTCCTGTGGATATTTTGACAATCTGATAATGCACGCCAGCAACATCGTCAGTCGCCAATGTTGCGCCACCAGAACCGCTGTTTAAAACTACATTATCAGCCATGATTATCCACCTATTACATATCCACCAGTGCTGCCGCCGCCTGCGCCGTCATCTACTTTTGAAAACAATGGGAATACTGCATACATGCTGTCGTTATCATCTGTACAGCTTCCTAGATTGTTTCGTGTAGTCGCGTAAAAGTTAGTTCCCAACACCCCTGCTAAATGAGCATTGGATGGCCAGTCGTATCGAGGCATAGCCTGAGTATCCGTCCCTGTTGCTTCCACAGTAACGGCGTAAGTGGTGTTCGCCGCAAGGGCTACGCCGGACGCAAAATAAAAAACCTTCGACATTTGGCTGCTTTGCGCCTCCCCCTCCACTGTTACAGTGGCCTCTTCAACGGGGGTTCCTGTATGCGACGATAAAAGTTTAGCCTTCACATCATCATTTGCTCCAGGGGTGCTTCCGTTAAAACACGCTACCACCCCGATACATGTCATTGGCACCGGGAGGACAAACCTGTTCCCT